GAAGTGGTTAACGGTGTAACCTTCTGGGATCGAACCGTTGTTCTTCAGTGCGTTGATATCGTTGTCGGTAGTGCCAACACGCAGGCTGGTTTCCAACAGACGGGTAGCAACGAACATCAGGTTCGGAGGAACGATCAGCTTCTTAGGCTTAGCTGCAATCAGCAAGCCACGCTCGTCTGTCCAAGCAGCGATCTGAATAACGGCGGCTTCCAAGGAAGTCTCGTTAAGGTCAGCGCCAGTCGTAGGACGATTGCTGTTAGTACCACCGTTAACCAACGGGTGCGCAGTGCTAAACAACGCTACGCCATCACCGCCGACATAAGCCGCAGAGAAACCGTTGTTGATAACAGCAGCGCCTTTAACCTGCTTGGTATACGCCATAGCACGAGCCAGACCTTTGGTGTAACGAGCAGACAGGCTGTCGTACAGGTTATCTTCAATCGCCTCTTCAGTGATTGAGAAACCCAAAGCAATGGTTTCGTGGTTGTAACGAGTAGTCCATGCTTCCTGTGCATTGTCATAAGCGATGGCAGAGCCCTCACTCTTAACAGGTGCAGCAGAGAAACCAGACAGTTTCGTCTCTTCTTCAAAGGAACGCTCAGAGGTTTCAGTCTCGTAGATTTCCTTATGCTCTTCGCCGTAGCGTGCATATTCCATTCCGAACAATGCATTCAAACCGGGGAGCAACTCTTTAAGTAGCTGTGCGCGTGAAATAGCCATTTTAAGTTACTCCTTTAAGCAATGCTGGTAGCAGCATAATACTGATGCTGACCAAAGTTGATTTTGACCAGAATCTCTGGGTACTGCATGAACACGATGGTGGTGTTCAAAGTAGCAACAGGAGCTTGGTTCAAAATAAACGAGGTAGCACCGGCAGCGGCGGCGGTGTCAACAAAAGAACCCGCAGAAACGTAGTTTCCAGAAGAGTCCAGCGAACCAACATCAGTGCCAACTGGCAACGCGAACGGCAGAGCCGAACAAGTCACAGTAGCAGTAGAAATGCTGGTATAGGTTGCAGTCCCAAGAGTAACAGCCGTGTCAGTCACCAAGCCTAGCACGCGAACGGGCAGAGTGGAGGTGGTGGCGGGAGTATCACTTGGAGCCAAGATAGCGTTCTTGGAGTTGCCAGTTGCAGTACTACCTGTGTTGTTAATCATAGCCAGATTTTGGCCGATCATGGCGCGTGCGCCAGAAGCAACAGCGGTAGTAGCAGAACAAACAACACCCTTGAACACTTGGTCAGGATCGTCAGCAACAATAGCCACTGCATCACCAGCCGCAGTTGATGCGGGCCAGTATTGCGAGAAGGTCAACTGTTTAGTGACGGGGTTGGTGTAACGGCATCCCAAGAAGATACCTGTCTGATTACCTGCTGTGCCAGTAGACACAGACAAGCGTACGATTTCACCACGAGACAAACCTACGTAATCACCGTAGAAAATTGCTGTGCTGTAACCGTTAGTGATCGGGTAATCACGAGTAGAACCCGCAAATACCTGACCGCCGATCAGGTTGATCGGCTTTAGCCCGTAAGGGGCATCAATAACCGGATAAGCCATAAAAGACTCCTAAAAAGTTAAATACCGGAGCCAAATGTTACTTGAGATTTTCTCTCAGCAAATTTAGCCATACGAGGATCGTTATCTTGCATAAACGTATTATCTACGGAGTCCATCTGCTGTTTATTTTTAGCAGCAAAATGGGCATCACGTTGTTTCATAAATTCAGCCGGAATACGACATAACACTAAACCACCTACCTCAACGTTGCCTTTAAAGCGACCTTCGGTATTGGCATGCAACATAAGTTCGGGATACTCTTCTGCTTTGCAGGGTTCGTAGCCTTCACGTAACTTAGCGGAAATATTGGATGGATCAGACGCTCCCAAAATACTTGTACGTATCCAACGATGTACCCATCCCTCACGGGACTCGGGTGAAGGCAAAGCCTCCGGTGGACGCCAAGCGGTAGGACGCTGCATAGTTTCACGAGTTTCAAGTTCACGACCTAGGCGATTCTGTTTTTCCATTTCAAATACCTCTTTTAAGTTGAGCAACCTGTTTTGCATAAAGTTCTAGTGGAACCCCAAGACGACGGGCTATGTTCGCTTCGGATGCCTTTAACTTAATACGGTTAGGCGGGGTGCTACGTGTCGCAGGAGCAACAACATTAGCGTATCTTGCACGGCGGGGGGTTTCATCCTCATCCGGTTCTGATGACCTTTTTTGTGGAGGCGGTTCATCATCCTCATGGCTCTGAGCATCTTCGAAATACTCAGGGAATCTTTTGCGCATCGTTTTGTCGATGGTTTGGTAGTACTCTTCAGTGCCTACGTAGCCCGCACCATACTCTCTTTGCAATTTCTTGTCAATGCCTACCGCAGCCATAGACATCTCTTCGTCTTTACCCCACCAGTCCGCGTTTTTATCCGCCCATTTTTGGGCACGGGGGGTAACATTTTGTTGCGGTGCAGCATTTTGTGGTGGTTGGTATTCGCGTTCTTCAACCTCAATAGGGCGCATACCATTGGCGCGTTCTAACTTAAACCGCGCTCCGGTCATCTTTTCTTGGGCCTCTACTAGCTTTTCACCATCACCCGCATCGTATGCGTCCTTATAAGCCTTCCTAGCTGCTTCCATTTCAATTTCAGCAGCAGACTTGGACGTTTCAATTAGTACCTTACTACCCGAAGAAAGTTGGTACTGGAGACGTTTATTCTCCTCAAACACTTGACGGGCAAAATCTTCCGCAGCTTGACGTTCACGTACTGCTTCTTCCTTAGCACGACGTTCATCATGGTAACCACGGGTAAACTTCTTAATCCGTGATTGAACTTTCTCGTCGTAGGACGACAGTTCGTCTTCTGTAGGATCATCAGGAGGGGGCGCAGCCTTACGCCCTCGGTCTTTAGCCGGGGTATCGTCCTCTATTTCAACCTCAAATTTTTCTTCTGCCTGAGCGGCAGCTTTTGCTTCCTTTTCATCAGGAAACTCAAATTCTTCATCTTTAAATTCAGCCATACATTACTCCTTATGCAGCGCGGGAAATACCACGCGGATCGTCTACAACAGCTTCAACCGAATCATCATTAATGATGCGGAATTCACGCCCGTGAATCTTCAACCGTGTGCCTGAATTGGGGCGCACAATAATGAAATCACCAACTTTGCATGATGGCCCATTAGGAAAACGGGTTACATCCTTGTAGCAATCTGGCCCAAGTTTGATTACAAATAGTACTGGGGTCAGTATTTCTTCGTAGTGCATGGTTTGCCCAGATTTAACTATCCCGATATCACTATCCGCGTACTCTTCCATTGCCTCTGGGACTACACATAACATGTGAAAGGTCTTAGGCTCAGGTAACTGTTTGGCTTTCTCTTCTGAACTCTTATTTAAGATTCCAGATAAGTCCACCGCAGCGGTATCAAATTCACTCATCAGTTTTCTCCAGTTTTTGCACAAGGTCTTTAACGATGGATTCAGCATGTGTCAGACCCCGGATGACACCGCAGACATGCCGATACTCGGCATAATCGTTTGCTCGACCAGTCGCTAAGAAAGCAATTTGGTCGGAACGTAATTTATCCATTTCAGTCGCAAGGTATCGAAATACCTGATAGTTTTCCATTAATTCTCCTTACGTGGTGTACGGTTCTGGGACATGCGCTGCTGAGACATACGTTGCTGCGCCTGCTCTTTGTTCTTGGCTATGTCCGCACCCAGACGAGTGCCTTCTAGCTCCATCTGCTGCTTGAGCTTGTCCCGTGCAGTGGCTGCTTGAGCCCCCACCTGCATAGCGGCAATCTCTTTCTGCGCTTCGATCCGTGCTTCCTCAACCCGAATCTGGTCGGCTTTAGCGGCTGCATCAAGCTGTTGCTTCTGGGCTTTAAGCTGCAAGTCTTGCTGCTGAATCTGGAGCTGCTGCATCTGCATCTGCACCACGGGGTCTTGCATCTGCTGCTGGGCTGCTTGCTGCTGTGCCTGCTGCTGGTCACGCTGGAGTAACTGCTGTGAGGCTTTTGCCGACGCAACCGCGATCTGGTCAGCCTGCTCCGGTGTAATCTTCTTGTTCATGTCTTCACCCGGTATCGACATGCCAATCGCCTCTTCAACCTGCTTGCGGTACTCCAAGGCAACGTGCTCATTAATATGAGCCATAGCCGCTGCCATGATGACCTGCGCCGCTGGGTTCTGCTGCATCATCTGCTGAATCTTGGGGTTCTGTATCGCAGACATATGCACTTGGATGTGCGCTTGGTGGTTCTGCTCAATAAACGCCTTGACCGGCTTGCCTGTCAGCACGTTCTGGTTCTCGGTCACCGGGTCTACGGGTATCGCATCCTCCTCCATCTTGACCAGCTTGTCCGCGTTCTTTACCCCTAGAACTTCTATCATCTGCCGGTGCAGGAACGACATGTCGTACAACTGAGGCGCACTCTGGGCCAACTGCATCACCGCTTGGTACTGCACGATCTTCTGCGCCATAGTGGCTGCGTTCGGATCACTGACCGGTATCACCTCCACCATGTCATAGTCAGTCTTCTTGGCCTTGCGGTCATCCTCCGCATCGTCGTCCGAGTCGTCCTCAGGCGCGTAGTCATACTCATCTGTCGTGTAGTCCGCGATGATGACCTTGAGCAGCTTGAACTCCTGCTTCATCGTGTAGTGCATCCGGGCCTGAACCGCACCCATCACCTTTAACTGGCGCTCCAGCAACGCCAAGGTAGTACCTACCGGCGCTTGCGCTGACATGTCACTGACGTTCATGTCGCCAGCCGAAGCGAACGCACGGCCTTCCTCCACAATAGTCTGGAACAGTGCAAACAAAGTCTGACTTGGCTCCTTGTACGGTAGCGGTAAGATGTTGTCACGGATTGACCCGCTTGGCACATCTACGTCCCTGAACTCACCGGGCTGGATCGGAGTGTCATCTCCCTTGATGCGCAGGCCACGAGACTTCAGACCACCGGGCAAGTTACTTAGAGTACCTGCGTCAATCAACTGGCGCTGCAACATGGTGGCGCTTTTTACATACCCACCGATCAAGTGGATTAGGCCGTAGCCGTAAAAGCCAAAGCCGGGGATGTACTGGTAGTGAACGAAGTGCTGGCGTTTGATATGCAGAGGGTCATCTTCGTACCAATTCCTGCGGATAGCCAAGATAGTACGAGTGCCTTTCTCAACGGTCACCACGTACGGCAGGGCAATCCCTGTCTCTTTTTTCTTCTTGTTCTTGTGTTCAAAACCGGGCAAGTCCAAGTCAACGTGAAACTCAAGAATGCGGAACCTGTCATCCTGAATCGCAGACATGCCTTGCTCTTCGGCTTTCTGCTTCTCAACATCGTCCAACTCATAAGTCGGATCACCCAAATCTACATCACGATAGAACCCAGCTTCCTGTAACTTGAGAACCTCGTTCTCGGTCTTACGCATCACATGCGCTACGCGGGGGGAATCCTCAATACTTGACGCGCCATAGGGCACAACAATATCTTCTGCTGGGATAAACACGGCAACTTGCCGCCCTTTATTGGGGTCGTAGTACACCTTCTTGAACGCAGAGCCTGCCAATGGTAGATTCCACAGCAGCTTTTCATGCTCAGGACGATACTCCTGCATCACCTCGGTAAGCTGGTAGTTCATGTCAGTCTGGACACGTTCAGCCGCTTCTTCCTTCTCCTTAGTATCTTTACCAAGGATTTTGGTTTTAACTGGCCCACTAGCTGGGAACGTCTCAGTAATACCTTCGGATTGGAAACGCACAACTGCCTCGGTGAGCATCGGGTGGAACACTCCACATGCCCCTTGCCACGGCTCGGTACGCTCCTCGTACTGCAAGCCCAACAGTTTTAGGCCATCAACATACGTCTTAATCCAGTCCTTGCGGTCACCCACATCTTTGGTAAACGCCTCAATTAGTTCTGCGCCAATCTCAGTAAGTTCCCCATCATCCATGTACTCAGCCAAGTTGGCATCAAAGTCATCGGACGTTTCTCTCTGGGGTTTGAGGTCTATCTCAATATCCCCCATGCTGATACTCATGGACTCAGGGTTTTCGACCTCAATCTCAATGTCGGGTTCGCCCCCCATATCAGATATCCCCATCGGGGCTTGGTATAGCCCCTTACCCATATCACCACTGCCCATGTATCCTGTTGCCATATCGTGTCCTTAAATAATTTTGGGTCCACCAGCTAAAGGCTTGCCAATGGAGCCGCCACTAGCAAAACCCAG